AATACGATGGATATTACGATACAGTTCTGGAAGACACTACTGCTACGTATGGAACTTCTGATGCTTGCTCCGCTTCTGGTGGTATTTGGGATGGCTCTGCTTGCTGGGCTACTGTAAACTACATTTACAATTGGTTGTTCCAGAGTCCTTGGCTAAACTTTGGTGACCCTGTTTTTGCAAAGATTTTAAAATCAGGATTGTTTACTATTACTGGAGGTAAAGGTTCTGCAGCTACTATTGAAATTTCAAAAGACTATGAAGAAGATTCAAGATTTTCAAAAACCTTTACGCTTACTAGCGATTCTATCTTTTATATTTACGGAGCTTCTAATGCTTTGTATGGTTCAGCTAAGTACGCTCCTAGTTCTGGGCCTAAAGAATACAAAGTTCCTTTGGCTCGAACAGGAAAAAGTTTTCGTATTAAAATGACGTTTGATGTCAGCGGAAAGTATTCAAGTCTTATCAATCTAACACTCTTTACTAAGCAAGGCAAAGCTCGCTAATTAGATTTAAAGGAAAAATAAAATGAGTTTATTCGGCAGTATCGGTAATTTTCTAGGTGGCTCAACAGGAGAATTTCTTGGAGACCTTGTAGGCGGCGGTCTTAGTTTTCTTGGTCAGCAGCAAGCCGCTAAAACGGGTTTGGAAGCTGCACAGGTTCAAGCAGATGCTGCAAGGCAAGCCGCTGCTGCTGCTACAGAAGAAGGTGTCCCGTATACTATAGGTTCTCTAGGCGGTGTTGCCGAGTTTGATGCTGATAAAAGAGCAGGTTACCTGGGGCTTTCTCCTGAGCTTTCAAACATATACGCAGGGGCTTTGGCTCGTAGTGGAATGTTTGGAGCGCAGGGTTACCAGTATGCAGCTTTAGACCCCTTTGCAGCGGGAGAGCAATTTTATCAGCAGTCTCAACCCTACTACCAGCAGGAAGAAGATCGGGCCAGAACAGCCCTTGAAACTCGTTTGCTGGCTCAGGGACGCCTTGGTTCTACAGGAGGTGCGCTAGAACAGCAAGCACTTCAAGAGGCCATAGGAAGAGGACAGATGGAACGACGTGATGCTGGCTTTACTAAAGCACAGGCGTTGATTGATACTCTTATTGGTAGAGAACGTGGAGACCTTTCACAAGCGGTTGGTCTTCTTAATGTTCCTCTACAGCAAGCGGCTGTTGGCCGAGGAATTGCAGGAACTCTTTCAAGTACAGCAGCGGCTGGTCTTCAGTCTCAAGCCGAGTCTCAAAAACTTTTGGCCCAGACACGGGCGCAGTATCCCGGAATGTTTTCTACTGCCCTTCAGGGTATTGGTGGATACATTTCTGACAAGTACGGAAATTAAAAATGGCTATAGAATCACCTGTTCCTGCTTGGCTTCAGCCTTATTACAATCAACAAGGTTTGTTTGGAACAACCGCTCCAACAAACTATGGAAGCCGTACTGTGGGTGCTGAAGGTTTCTTCAGTAGTTTGCCTTCTTATACTTATTCTAATCTGGTTTCTCAGCAACCGGTGTCATATCAGCAAACACTACCCTACACTCAGCGTCGTCGCAGTTTCGACACAAATGCTCCATCAATCGAAGACATTGAGGCTGAGTTGGGTCTGGCAGGCACAATGGAACCGACACTTTCAAATGCTCTGGCTATAGGGCGCAATCTTGTATCGTTTACTTTAAATCCAGTTGGATTTTTCACAACGTTAAATGCAAACCTTGCGCTTAATAAAAACAAAGTAGAGTTACAATCTATACCAAGTCTAGTGTCAGAAGCTTTTACTGATATTGAACCCGGTACAGCGGCTTGGGACGCAGCAATAGCTAGTTTGGCAGAGGGTGTTTCCGAAGAAGAAGCCGAATTCGGAATCGACTATTCCGGCGAGGTCGGCGGCTATAACGACCCTGATATCAGTGACTTCGCTGCTACTGACTTTAGCCCCGGATACGGTGGATATGCCGGTAGCGAAGACATGGGTGGCTTTGACTTTGGCGATATGTCTGATTTTAGCGGTGACTACGGCGGCACTGACGTCAGCGATGGTACAGACGGCGGCTCCGGTGGCTCCGGTGGTGGCGATGGTGGCGACAGTGGCACGTACATCTGCACCGCAGCGTTTAAAGCTGGCATTAGTCCTAAGGAACGTTTCCGTCAGAACAAGAAGTACGGCATCAAGATGCGCCGAGAAGACCCGGTTCTAATGCGCGGCTACGACATTGTTGGCCCGTGGATTGCAAAGAAGATAGGCCATACAAAACTGGGCAATGCTCTGACAAAGCTTTATGCAAAAAAAGCAAGTGGTGAAAAACTGTCAACTAAACAGAAAGTGTTGGATACGTTGCTCAACATTACCTCTCGACCTGCAATTAAATTAGTAGGGCGTTTTTCGTGAGGAACACTATTGTTCGTGTTAGGGTTCTGATGTTTGCAACTATCACGCTGTCAATTATTCTGTTACCTCTAGTCGAGTGGACATTTGTAACATCTTTAGTAGCTCTTAGTATGTACTTTGTATACGGTTGCATCGGTATAGGCATTGCTAATCATCGTTATTGGAGCCATAAGAGTTTTGAGTTTCGAAACTCGCTGATTAAATATGCATGTTCAATAGCTGCCCTCCTGAGTGGAACAGGAAGTACATTAGGTTGGTCAGGACTTCACAGGCTTCATCACAAACATAGCGACACACCTGACGATCCGCATCAACAGTCTCGCGGTTTTTGGAAAACAGTTTTTATTTTTTACAAGGTAGATGAAAAACAAATACTTCGAAGATCAATGGACAACGCACGTAATCCATTTCTACGTTTTACTGATCGTTATTGGTTGGCTATAATTATATTTTGGATAGGGTTTCTGTCCTTGATTAGCCTTGAAGCTTTGTATTTTATTTTCTTGCTGCCCAGTGCAGTTACAATGCTTGCTCAAGGAATTACAAACTACGTGTGTCATGGCTCTTGTGGGTATGTAATATATAAAAATGCTGAAGGAGTTAATTGTGCATGGTTAGCCCCTTTTATCTGGGGAGATGCGTGGCACAATAACCACCACTCTGCTCCAACAAAAAGCAACCACAAAGAAAAGTGGTGGGAGTTAGATATCTCAGGGATGATTATAGATTTAATTAAGGTTAATAAAAAGGAAAACGGAAATGGCTAATGGTTTGTTTTCAACTGGTGGTCAGAACACCCAGCTTGTTAAGCTGCAGATGGAGCTTGAGAAACAAAAGCGTATTCAAGAGGCTGGGGCAGGTATGGACCCGTTGGTTGCTTCTGTTGCTAGAGCAACCCAAGGAATGCGTGAGAGCATAGGAGGCATTTCTAAGGGAATGTCAGGCCTTCTTGTTGGAGGGCCGGTGAAGCTTGATCCTCGCCTCGCGGCAGCAGTTAAGCGCGACAGAGACTATAGTGAAATAATGACAATGCTTAGTGGATTTTCCGCTGATGGTGACATTTCAGAACAAGAAGCAAGAATGGGTTACTCAGAACTTCTTAAACGTGGATACGTAGAAGAGGCTAAAGATTTTCTTCAGCAAGCAGCATCTATGGGAACCATGAGAAGGGCTGAAACAGGAATAGAACTTCAACAGAAAGCAGATGTTAGGGCTGAGTCAGCGGCTGAACTGGCACGAAAGAAAGCTGAGGCTGAAGCAGAACTAGCACCTCTTAAAAAACGAGAGCTGGAAGCGAATATTAGGTTGTTGGAAAAAAGAATTTCCGAGGTTGGTGGGGGCGACACTAAGTACGGTGAGATCAACGCGGCTGAAAAAAAAGCCGTGGAAAAATACATAAAAGACAACCCAGAGATTACAAAAGCATTTGATAAAAAATTTAACGACAACGTTGGATCAACATTTGGGAAACCTAATGAGGAGAACATTCGAGCTGTTGTCGAAACAATGGCAAAACTTAGAACTCAAAAAGCTTACAAAAGTAAATCAACACTAGAACTTCTTAAGGTAATTCTCGGGCCTTCTAAGGCTCCGGCTGCAACAACAGGCGGTGGAAGAACCTTTAATAAACCACCTGCTATTGGAGCGCCTAGACCTGCCCTTATGCCTCAGGGTTCCTTTAGAACTCCTACGGGTGGGATAAACAGCCCGATGCCAAAACCGCCGTCGAGGTAATCAAGTATGGCTAATTATGTAATTACTCTAGAAGACATAAGAAACACTACTCAGTATCAGGAGTATCGTGTCCAGCCGGGAGATGAGATAGACGAAGAAGGAAGTCTTATCAGAAAGTTTTCTGAGGATCAAGAGCCTTCTTCACTTGGTACTGTACTCACTGCTGAAGATATCGCCGCAAACCCTTGGATGCAGGAGGAAGGCGTTGAGCCGGGAGATAGGTATACCGAAGATAGGGGGCTTGTTAAGGACAGGTCCGGTTCTACATGGGAGCAGTTCAACTATCATTATGACAAGAGCGATGGTCTGTTGGGTTATGTTTTGGATGCAGCTACCATAGCAACCGGTTATGACTTCTGGTTGGATGGGGATGTGAATGAAAACTACGGCGAAGGTTTTGATAAAGCCACTCCTGCCGAAAGACGGGAGATGTTGTACAGGGCAAAGGAACGTCTTCTCTTAGAAGAATATGGGTATGACTTTACTCCAGATGAAAGCAGCGTTGGCGGTACACTAGGTAGCATACTGGGGGATGTCGCTGATCCATCTATTCTATTGCCTTTTACCAAAGGAGTTAGAGGCGCTGTTGTAGGTGGTTCTGCTTTGGGAGCAGCCTATAGCGGTTTTGAAGACTACTCTAAAACAGGGGAAATAGACCCCGGTAAGATGGCGGTAATGGGCGTTGCTGGCGGGGCGATGGCTGGCGGTGCTAGTGTTGTTGGAAAAAGGCTGGCTGACAGGGCTGCTCGTAAAACGGTGGCTAAGGTGCAGGAGGCAGTCAACAATGAACTAGCATCTCCGTGGGGAAGCTTGTCTGCTGAGTCACTTCCACGTCTTGCTGCTCAAGCAGGGGTCTCTGAGCGGAAGTTTCTAAACTCGCTGGATAGGACTAAGATGAAACCTGAGGACTTGATAGAGGCTGCTGTTCCTGAGTTCTCTAGGTCCAAGGCAATTGCAAAAGACAGTGCAGCTTCCAGATTCTACAGCCCTACTGCAGATAAAGTTCTTGGTATTCTTTCCACACAGTTAAATAACATCTCGCCAGCTATGGGTTCTAGACTTCGTAGATTTGAATACGGAACAATAAACGGCACTAAAGAGTATATGGCTCGGATTCGACCTTTTCAGCAGGAGATGAAAGCTCTTGGCGATAGTCCTCTGAAAAAGGAAATTGCAAGGGAGCTTGCTAATGCAGAGACTAAAGGTTTTTCCAGAGTAGAAGAACTCATGTCTCGCGTCAGTGATACAATGTTTACAAACTTTCAAGAAGTCAGAAAAGTTCTTGATGAGCT